CGCGATTATTGGAGTCCTGTGGAATAAACGCACAGTCAGCCAGGCGCAACACGCCACAAGCGCTTAGTTGGTAAGCCATGAGTGTCGCTCCTAGATTTCAGCGTCCGCTGTCCATTCCAGTTGCAGAGTCTGCCCCGGTGCGCTGCCGACTGGCGTGACAGTGGCAAAAGAAATACTACGATCCGTTACGCCTTGAAGTAGCGTGCCGGTGCAAGCTTTGCTGATCGTTTGATTCCAGACCTGATTACTGTTGTCCGCCGGGCTATAGGCAGTAACCGTCGGTTGAACCCTTTTCTGAACCAGAAAGCCGATCGTCATCCCGTATTGGCCGGTATTTCCTGCCGGAACCTGAGTAAACGTCGAGATACAGGTATTGGTGCCATTATTGGCTTTGACCGGCAACCCGGAAGCAAATGACTTTTCATAATAGCGCTGACATAACGCCAGCTCCTGCGCTAAGGGACGAAGTTCAAAGGGCGTGGATACAGGCCCCTCCTCCAATTGGACCTGTGTCAGATCGACCGTTTGCAGCACGTTGAGAGGTAGATCGAACGCCAATGTCAGACAGTCGCCGCTGCCTTGCATTTTCCCCGCAATGACAGGCACTTGAAACGTTGCGGTGTAGCGCGTCCACACTGGGTTCAGTTGAAACGTATCAATCAATTTCCCAACGGCTGCCGATCCACCCACCCCGAATTGCTGCGCAATTGTTATTTGCAAAGGCCGCACGGCATCGGATCGAGCCCAAAATGTCAGCGTTGCCGTTTTTCCGGCGAGCGTTCTGACCGACTCTATATTCTGGGAAATTTTGTGAACGGTAGCTCCCGCCCCTGCGGACGTTTGCTGCCAGCGCAGGAAACAGGCCGGTTCATCAGAGACCTCGCCTTGCCCGAGAGCAAAATTTTGCCGCGTGATGCTCACTCCGGCATTTCCGTTCCAGTCACAACGGAAACGATCAGCCACGTACCCACCGACATTTGGCGCCTGATTGCTCCCACCACGCTGCCAGATTCTGAAATCGCCATTGATCAACAGATTCTTGCGATAGACCTGCACCGGAAACGCTTGCAGCGGATCAGGTCTGGACAACTGTCGAATGGCCTGGGCCAACTGATCAGTCTGCTGTTCGTCCGGACTCAACCCCGCTGCGGTAATTGCGCTGAGTATTTCCTGCGTGACACTGTTGCCCCAGCTCGCTGGAATCAGCGAGCCGGGTGTACCGGCGATCGCGTCCTCGTCAACGAACTTGCCGTTGACCAGGCCAGAGCCGGGGACGCTTTTTGGGTAATCCACGTGAGTATTCCTTGAAGATTTTTTGTGCGCTGCGCTTTTTCAGCCCGTAACTCAGCTGTTTGCGAGCATCGCTATTTCAAGCCAATCGGGTTCCAGCGGACGCGAGCGACTCTGCGGAAACTCCGGATCATCAGGCCAGTCGCGCAACGCTTGTCGATAAGCCAAAAGTTGTCTGTATTCCTCGGTACGCAGTGTCGTGCCCCCACCCGTTTCCAACTCTTCCATATCGCGAATCACCAACCACTGAGTCAGCTGCAACTGGTTGTCCCGCCACACACGTTCAAGGGAGGCGGCAGTTTGCTCGGCCAGCAGGATTCGTTCCGGGCGTCCGTCTTTATCGAGAGAAAGAACGGTTCCCTTGGGTGCATTTGATATCAGCGCGCAATACTCGCCTTCGCTTAATTCATAAGCGTCTGCCGGTATGTTCAGGCCATGCAGTTGCGAATGATAAAAGCCGCTGGTTTGCGGAGAAAAACAATACATATTCAATACCCCACGCCGATGATCCGCGCGGAAATCGAAACATTAGCGTAATCAGGGCAACGCACATTGATGCCCACTTGTCGACTTACCGAGGACACCGCATTCCAGGTGAGAAATGTCGCCGTTGAAGTGCCCTCATGGGTTGCAACCGCAAGGAACAATGCATTGGGAAATGCCAACGGCCACAAATTGAGTTCACCGTTGTTATTGTTAGCGGTCTGACTGGCACTTCCGTTGATCCATTGGATGATCAGACCGCCCATCCAGGACGGAAATACCAGGTACCCAGAGGGACCGAGTCTCACCATGAACCCGAGTCGGAGTTTCCTGGGAGTGACCATGACCGAATCACTGGCGCCAGCATTGACCTCCGCTTGAGAAGCGACTCTTGCAGCCCCGGTTATCGTCTCGGTTGCTTGCAAAACTTTTTTGCCAATGGCTTGGAAGACTCGCAACGGAGTCATCAGTTTTGTCGAATTCGAACCCGACTCCGCGTCTTCCTGAGTAGCCAGGCTTTCGTTTTGTCTCTTCTGAATCAACGCGTTGATCGCTGATCGAAGCTGCGTGTTATCGCCTTCGTCCGCTGCTGCGCCTGAACTTTTGATAACTTCAAGAATTTCCTGCGTCACGCTGTTACCCCAACTTGCAGGAATCAGCGAACCGGGCGTGCCTGTGACGGGGTCTTCATCGACGAATCTGCCATTCACCAAACCGACACTTGCCACACTTTTTGGGTAATCCATTTTTCATCTCCTTGTTTGAACTTACGTCCCGCCCCATCAGCCATTAACGTCTGTTAGCCAAAGCGGCGTCTTCGGCCTGGATTGCACTGCCGGGAAAGCTGGTGAATCAGGCCAGTCGCGCAACGCTTGGCGATATTCGAGCAGCTCCAGATATTGCGTGGCCTGAAGATAGGTGCCCCGCCCGAGCACCTGCTCGTCACGATGGCGCGTAACCAGCCATTCGGTCGCTGCCAGCGCGGCCTGGCGCCAATCGCGTGCGGGTGTGGGTGTGGGCGATGTCGGTTCTGCACTGATAGAGGCTTTGAGAACCACCGAGTCTTGCGGTGTCGCCAATAGTTCCTCCGTGACCGGAAACGCATGGAGCGGCTGGCCGATTTCGATCTTCTGGCCATCAGCCACCAGAACCATCGACTCCACAAAGGATGGTGCAAACAACTGGCTGATGACGTACTCACCGGTATCGATCCGTTCGACGACCACGCCATTTTCGACCCGAGCATAAATAGCCATTATTCGTACTCCCAGATTTCACAGAAGGCGTTGCCGCCGGCGCCGCTGAGTACGGCAGCCGAAGCGTTGGTCGAACAGGAGCCGCTGCCGCCGGAACCGCGTCCGCCGGTGATGCCAATCCCGTTGACCCCCACTCGGGTACCGCCACCGTCATACGGGCTGGCACCGCCCGCACCCGAGAGGACGCCCCAGTTGGCGTTGTACATCGCGTATTCACCGGGTATGCCCCGAGCATTGGCAAGATTGCCGCCTGTGACGGCTTGTCCTCCAGCGCCGCCCTGAACGAAACCGACTGCTGTGGCAGTTACCGCGACGGTGAGAACCTGCCCGCCTCCACCGCCCGCAGCGCTCATATAGGTACCGAACGAAGCACCTCCGCCGGCCAGCCCCATTACGTTACTCGCGGCACCGCCGCCACCCAGCGTCACGGGCACGCCTGCAAGTATTTCCGGAGTTACGTCATACAGGCTTTGTGCGAAGGCTCCGGAGCCTCCGCCGCCGCCAATGCCCTGATAGCCGGCGGCGACGGGCGAACACCCACCACCGCTCCCCCCCGCACCGACCAGCCGCACATGGATCCGTCTGGCTTTGGGATTTGGCTTGTAAAGCGTAATCCCGACCTTCTCGAACTGCCTGACCGCCAGCAGCCGCCCCACCGCATCAGTGATGCCGTATCCAGCCAATGTCGTCGGGGTATTTTTCAGTTTGGTGAAATCAACCAGTGCACCGATCGCACTGGCGAGTTGGTCGGTTTTGGCCTCATCGGGTGTCAACCCGGCCGCCTTGATCACGTTGAGAATCTCTTGTGTAACGCTGTTGCCCCACGCAGCGGGAATCAACGAACCCGGCGTTCCAGCGACGGGGTTTTCATCAACAAAGCCACCGTTGACCAGTCCCACCCCGGGGATACTTTTCGGATAATCCATTTGTCCGGCTCCTGGTTATGCAATCACGGCTACCGTGGCACCAGGCACCACCGGCCAGGTGACCACGTGGGGAAAACCGCTTTGCTTTTCGATGCGGTTCAGCTCGACGCTGTAGAGTTTCCACTCGATCAGCAGCAATTGTTCGTCGTGGCTGGCGTCGCCGATGTCTTCGGCGTATTGCAGGGGCGCGATGCGCAGAACAGCGTCGCGCAGCAACCCGTCGCGTGTTGCCAGGATCCGCTCCCTTGCATCCGCCAGGCGGGTCTGCTCATCAGGCTGCCAGGCGTTGTCGCGCCAAACATGAAAATCTCCGGGCCACGGCTCTGCCGTCAGAGCGTCAGGTAGCTCGCCCAGCTCGGTCCAAACCTGCTGAGCACCACCATCCTTGCGGTAGACCAAACCGCGGCGGTCAACTACTTCACGCGGTATGCCATTGATCAACGCCCAGCTGCGACCGGCTTCCGGTTCAGGCAACTCGTACGTCAGCTCAACCGCGTTGGCCGGAAGCTGAATGCCTATTCCAGGCGTGAGGGGAAACTCGACCGGCCCGGACAGGGCACCCGAGCCATCAAATAGATAATTGAACATATGCGCCTCAGATGAGTTTGATGCGACCGGGATAGGCGATGTTGCGGGGGCGGGACTTGAACGTGTAAAGCAACGTGGCGCCGGGATCCATTTGATAGTTGGTTCCGGCCGGGAAGGTGGGGCCGCCATTAACGAGCCCGGAAACGTGTTGAGCTTCTTCACGGGTGTCGGCGCCGAAGCCGATCAGGCTGTCCGACCAGCGCGAGCCCACTGCCCCGCCGCCGTTCGCGCCCAAGGCAAAAGAGTGAGTCGAGCCGGGCTGAAAAGTCCCCATCACACGCCCCGAGTCAACACCACGCCCTTCGTCCAGCACCCGCAGGAATTCGCCCCGGCCCTCAGGGCCGCGAAAAGTAGTGGCACCGTCACCCGTGGTCCATTTCCCTTCAGTGCCCGCGCGCAAAGCTTCCGATCCAAGCATTCCTGATTGCTGAGCGTGGTCCCACAGCCACGGCCATTCAGCGCGCTTCATGACGGCGCCATTCAACGCACCGTATCCGCCAGGACTCAGCGTGATAGTCGTCTCGAAAAATGGCCTTCCCAAAGGCGTATTGTCGAAGCGACCGACCGGCCACCAATTCCCTGCCCCATCACTGCGCAAATGCCACCAATCGCCACTCCCCATCAATACGAAAAACGCATAACCATTCGGCGAGAGGTGGGTATGAAAACGGATCCGGTCAGTACCGGCCGCCTGGATCACCATGCGACTGCCACTGTTGTCCACCCGGCGAACGATCACATCGCGCACACCTAGCGCGGCATTGGCGGGCGGCAGCGTCAACGTGACGGCACCTGGACTGCCGTCGATCAGCACGAGCCCGAGTTCTTGTTCGCTGAGCGTTTTCGTGGCCGCCAGCCGGGTAATCACCGAACGCATCGGACTGGCGCCGCCGACAATCGCCTGAATCGCCTTGAACAACTGACCGTTGTCCGCTTCGGAAGCCTCCAGCCCCCCGCCGGTAATCACACTCAGGATTTCCTGAGTCACGCTGTTACCCCACACGGCCGGAATCAACGAGCCCGGCGTCCCCGCAACCGGGTTTTCATCAACAAACCGCCCATCAACCAGGCCGACGCTCGGCACACTCTTCGGATAATCCATCCTCATCCCTCCCTAGTCATAATTGATGTGCACCTTGGTATGCGCCGGCGCGCTGCGGTGGATCAGGCATTCCAGCGCCGAGCCGGGGTTGACGCCGAAGCGCTCGCCCCAGTAGCTCGCGCCGTAACGCCGGCCGAGCAGCAGGCGGCCGCCGGTGTTGAGCGTCCACATGAATTGCGCTTCCCAGGTGCCCCAGTGCGCCGAACCAAACCGGGCGCGGCCCATGCGTGGGGCTTCGTGTTCGGTGATGCTGGCGTTGGGGTAACCCTGGCTTTTGGCGATGTCGAGGTAATAGCCGACAGCCTGGCTGCCGACCGCGAGCAGGCGGCGGCGTACGGCGAGACGGCGGTCGTCGAACAGGGGCGTGGTGCCCAGGCACGGGTCGGGCAGGTTCATCACCCGCTCCCAGTCCGGCACCAGTTCGCTGACGCCGGCTGGGTCCATCTCGTTGAGCAGATCAGCGGCGCGCGCGTCAAGACGGGCCAATTCGACGGCGACGCCTTGCAACACTTCTTCGAGTTCCGGCACGCGTTCCGGATCCCACGCCGGGCCGCTGGGAAGCAAGGCGCGCAGTTGCGCCTGGTATTGCGCGGCGGTTCTTATGCCCCCCATACGCAGCCTCCGAAGGTCAGCAGTTCGCTCTGCCCGGCCGGCACGTCGGCTGCCGGTGCGCTGAGGCTGTGGTCGTACTCGCCGCCGGCGCTGCTGATTGCTTCGCGGATATGGCTGATCAGCAGCGGCACACCGAGATCGGCCTCGCGGTTGTGCAGATCGCGCAACTGCGCTTCAACGGCGGCGCGCACGGCGGTAGTGTCCGGATTGACGCTCTTGAAGCGATACACCACCGGCACTTGAACCGGCCGCTGCACGTGCACTTCCGCGGTCACCGGACGCAGCGGTTCGATGTACTCCTGAACCTCCGCCAACTGCTCATCGTTCGGCACCGGTTGCGGGTCTTCATCACGCATGATGAACACCGTCACCGTGCCCGGCCCGAGCAGGCCGCCCCGGCACCACGCCCGCGTCACACCCGGCACTTCCAGCGCCCAGGTTTCGTAGTCGCTGGCCGCGCCACCGTGGGGAATCACGCGGTAGGAACGAATGACCCGCGAGCGCAGCGATTCAAGGCTTTCGCGCGCCACGCCACCGCTGAGGCCTGGCGCCAGCACCATAAAGCTGTTGCCGACAATGCCGGCAATCGGTTGCACCGGGGTCAGCGTCAGACCGGCGTCAGCGTTGCCGAGGCTGCCGGCCTCCAACGCGGCAATTGTGGTGCTGTTGCTGCCATTGACCGTGGTGCGCGCGGCGGTGACTTTGTAGGTGCGGCCATCGCTCGCTTGCAGCAGCGTGTC